GAGTGGCCTCGGAAGGGGGCCGTAGACGTATACGGTCGCGTCATATCTCCAGCGTCTGTTCCAGGAGCTGTGGAGCGAGCCACATACGAGGCGGCGTACTACGAGTACCAGGCTGAGGGCGCACTCAATGAGGCAGTCCGTGGAGACCGAAAGGTAGTCCAGGAGAAGTTTGGTGATGTCTCCTTCACCTATGCCACCAACAACATGCGTCTGACTACGCCTGGGATTGTTCAGGCGACACCGGTCATACCGGCGGTCATGACGATTCTCGCACCTGTCCTCTCGGGTGGGAGGAACAGCTACGGCATCACTGGGGTTGTGGCGTGAGCATACGGGACCAGATCCGTGATGGTCTCCGCCGGGGGGCTGTGCGAACAGCAGGATCTGTCCTCCGTGCCACCATCACCCGCACCACTGGTGCGGACGAGTCAACCTACCCACCGACGCCAGGGACGGAGAGGGAGTACACTGCAGAGGTACTCTTCTCCAACTACAGCGCGTCAGACCGGAGCGGAACAGAGATCACAGCGAGGGACACGCGTCTGCTGGTCTCCGCACCAATGACGACACCGGACGGAGAAACAGCAGAGCCCTCCAACGGGGACACGATCACGGTCGGCGGGCGGAAGTACCACGCAGTGAGTGTCGGCTCGATACAGCCAGGAGGCCTGGCACTGATGTGGGAGATCCAGGCAAGGTCTGCAGATGGCTAGAGACACTCGGTCTGCCTTCCTCCGGGAGCTGGAGCAGGTTGAGCCGAGGATGGCTCGGGAGTTCGAGCGGGCGATACGGGATGTTCGCGGCACTGCCCAGATGCCCCAGATTCGAGCGGCCATTCGCGAGGGCCTGCGCACTGGAGACGTCGCCACCGCTGCACAGGAGGTGCTTGACTCACTCTCTGATGAGCCGGGGTTCTATGCTGGTGTCGACGCGGTAGTCGGTGCAGCGTTTGCAGCGGGTGCAAACTACCTCGCATCTACAGCGCCGCCCGCGCGTCGACTCAGGGTGAGGTTCAACGGGCGCCACCCTGACGCAGAGCAGTGGGTCAGGCAGAACTCCGCTGAGCTCATCGAGGAGATAAGGAACGGGAACACAGCGTCCGTGCGCGCTGTCATCGATGACGGGGTGAGTAACTCACGCAGCCAGCGAGAGGTCGCCAGAACACTCATGGGTGTCCTGGGGCTCAGACAAGACCAGACACAGGCTGTTCTTCGCGCGAGGGAGGAGATAGAGAACATGGACTCCTCCGTCCTGCGACGAGAGCGCCTTCACGGTAACGACAGGAGAAGCCTGAGGGCAGCAATGCGCAGAGGCGAGAAGGTCCCACGAGAGCGAGTTGAGCAGATCGTACAGAGATACAGCGATCGACTCCTCCGGCTCCGCGCGCAGACGGTGGCGCGCACCGAGATGAACGCTGCCCTGAACGCGGGGCGTCACCAGATGATCGCCCAGCTGGTTGAGAGCGGGGAAGTTCGTCGCGAGAGTATCACGCGCATATGGGACGCAGTGGACGGACCGAGAACTCGCGCGAGTCATGCAGCACTCAACGGACAACAGAGACCATGGGGTGTGCCGTACTCCTCCCCGGTCACTGGTGTCTCTCTTGCGCATCCTCACGACCCGAACGCACCGGGGTACGAGGTAGTGAACTGCCGATGTACTGAGAGAATACGGATTGACTGGAGAACGGCTGCATGACCTATGATCCTCTCGTCTTTGCGGCTCACATAGAGAGCTGGTCGGAAGAGCAGATAGAGAATACTGACAAGATTGTGGCTGGCTCGGCGAATGACGTCTATGAGCTTGCCACTCGTCGTCAGCCCAGTGTCAAGCAGACCGGAGGTTCCTATCGAGAGGGCTTTGTCGCTGTAGACACTGGCGAACTCATCGGGTCGCAGTTGCTTGTGCTGAATGGGTCCGTCATTGGGCGGGGACCGGTCGCGTATGAGGGCATTCTCGCCCAGATGAGAGCAGGGGATATCTCCGATCTCATCTTCACTGCTCCGCATGCCCGTCACCATGAGTATGGGGTGACTGGAAAGTTTGGGGGACGCTTCTATGTGCGGAATGCTGTGCAGCAGTGGGACAGGATTGTGGAGGCCAACGCTGACCTCTACAGTGGCAGCTGATGTCTCTGACTGACGGACACCAGGCGATCATCTCTCGGATAGTCACTGAGGCGTCCGGAGTCAGTGTTGCGCTTCCGAACGGACCAGGGAAGAGTCTGCCTCGGTACGTTGTTCAGGAGGCCGGTGGATCGCAGAGAACCACCACACTCGAGGGACTCACTGATGCGGTTCCTGAGGTTCTCGTGAGTGTTGAGACTGAGGCGGGGAAGTACGCAACCCAGAATAACCAGCTCGTCAAGCAGCTGGTTCAGATGTTTCCTCCGGGGCTTGTCTTTGGGAACATGAAGGTCAGGGTGGCACCTGACGCTCGCCCACCACTCCCTGTCTCCGACGGGGTGTACGCAGTGCCCGTCATTGTGCGGGCAGAGTTCAGCTTCTAGAGAAGGAAGAGATATGGCACATGGTTTCGGACAGAACGACATCGGCAAGACGTTGTATCTTGCGATGGAACACCCAGCAACGAACGATGCTGCTGGCTTTGAGGCACTGGCCTGGGTCAAGGTCAACGGTATCCAGTCCATTGGTGAGCGCGGCATTGCTCACGAGGGCATTGACGTCTCTGACCTGCAGACGGGGTTCACTTCGCAGGTGAAGGGGGGAGGTACCGGCATAGACACCACACTTGTGTTCCGGAAGGTGGACGATGACACTGGTCAGATGAACATGAAGACGATGGCCGAGGGTGACGACGGCAATGTTTCCATCAAGTTGGTGGAGGGGTCTGGCGCCGACCAGGAACCTGTGTCCGGAGATCCCGTCGAGTATGCCTGGGGGATTGCACACAGCTACCGCCCGCGCGAGGCCTCCATCTCGTCCTACAAGGGATTCTCCGTGATCTTTCGCAACAATGCCCTGTGGATCGACACCACTGAGTCTGCCTGATGGCTGACGTGAGCACACTCGGTATGCGGGCTGCCCATGACACTGCAGCCCGAATGACACTGACCTATCACGAGAATCATGGGCCTGATCTCGTGGGGAAACCTGTGGGTCCTGTTCTCTTTGTTCTTGGCAAGGAGTCGCCGCCTGTCCGTGAGGTCATACTCGAGGCTGAGCGGGCCTCAATGGCGCGAGGCGGGCGACTAGCCACGTCGGATGTCTCCCGGGAGACCAGCATCAAGCTGGCTCGTGTGGCTGTTGTCGGTTGGGAGGACTGGAGCTGGCAGGGGAAAGTAGATGTGCCGTTCTCTCGCTCTCTCTGGAACGAGATCATGGACGATGCTGCGAACTTCTGGTGGCTTGCTGAGCAGGTTGACCGGTTCGTGCAGCGGGGTTCAGGTTATTTTATGAGTCCGTCGGAGACCTGACTCGCCTAACCAGGCAGCTTGGTTTCCTCCACGCAAGACCGACAGACTGGCCCATCACTGGCCCTCAGTCGCGGGCAGAGTCCCACAGGAGACAGGGCCGAACTCCTCCGCTTCCGCCTGTGCGAGCCGGGGAGTATCTTGTGGAGGCGTGGGATGTTCTTGGTAGGGTCGAGAGGACACCGGGTGTCGGTTCTTCCCCTCTTCGGTTCACCGAGATCGTGGCGGCGCACCCCTGGACGAACACAGAAGAGAGAAGAGCACTGAGAGAGATGTCTGAGGCTTATCTGGAGGGCGTGACAATTGGGGAAGACGTACTTGGCATCCCACCATGGAGTCCTGGCGAATGACGACTGACGTATCCCAACTGGGGATCAGGGTCGACAGCAGCGACACAGTAGCAGCTGCGTCGGACCTGCGCGAGATGGGTAGTGCTGCCCAGCAGTCTGGTCGGCAGATGACCACGATGCAGCAGCAGATCATGCGCACTGTCGGTGGTCACCAGCAGGTCTCGAAGTCTGCCAGGGAGTCAGCGAACGCCTTCCAGATTGCGGAAGCTGCTGCGACGAGGTACGGCAGAGGCGCCACAGCAGCAGCGGCCAGTAGCACTAACCTCATGTTCCAGTTCCAGGACATCGGGATGATGCTTGCTGCTGGTCAGTCGCCTCTTCTCCTGGCTGCCCAGCAGGGCACGCAGGTCGCGGGCATCTTCCAACAGATGCAGCAGTC